ATCAATGCCCGGTACGAAAGCATTTTGCCAACCATCCTGATCAGCAATCTCACATTTGACCAGCTGAAAGAGACTATTGGTGAGCGAATCGTGGACCGGGTTACAGATGGTGGCCGCAACCGTCTGGCATTTGGCTGGGGAAGTTTCCGTGCCATCGCGTCAGGAGTTGTAGCATGACTCCTGTCTGGAAAAATGAAGATCTGGAAGGTGCGGTGATCGGCGCAATTTTTCTGCGTGGAGCCGACCCTGAGGTACTGGATATTCTTTCCAGGGTGCCGGCCACCGCTTTCTCGGTACCGCAGTATCGGGAAATATATACTGGGATCTGCCGTCAGGCGCGTGGAGCTGGCGTTATTGACCCTGTACTGCTCTGCGAAAACATGCCAAAGCACAGCGCAATCATTATGGATTCGAGCCGTATCGCATGGGCCAAGTCGGCGCTTGTGTCATACGTTGCCACGCTTGAGCGTAATGCAGCTGTTCGTGATGCCGAAGCTGTGATTGAAAGGGCGCTGGCTGATCTCCGGAGTGCTCACAATGGTGATGCGGCTTTATCGGCATTCAGGGCTGCACAGAACAGGATTGCCGCAATTTCTCTCGAAGAAAAGACCGTTCAGCCAGTTCATATCGACGACATTCTTCCTGCTGTAGTGGATCGGGTAGATGCACGCAACCGCGGCCTCGAAGAAGCCAGAAGCCTCATGACGGGCATTGAGGAGCTTGATGCAAAGACTGGAGGCATTGAACCAACAGACCTGGTGTTTATCGCTGCGCGGCCGTCGATGGGTAAAACTGAATTGGCGCTGGATATCATCGACAAAGTTTCTGAGCAGGGCCGCGGTGTGCTGTTCTTCAGCATGGAAATGCCAAATATCCAGATCGGTGAGCGAATGGTATCCGCTGCGGGTGGTATGTCTGTTTCACGCCTAAAAAAGGCTGCTGATTTTGAGGATGAGGACTGGGCCAGGCTGACAAACGGTGTAGAACGGCTGACTGGTCGTAGCATCTGGATGGTTGATTCCACCGATCTGACAGTAGATCAGATTCAACAGATAGCTACCCGCCTGCAACTGGCGCATCCGGAAATAGCGCTGGTGGTGGTGGATTATCTGGCACTCATCAAAATCGAAAGCACTGCACGATATGACCTTGCCGTCGGCGAGGTGTCAAAAGGACTAAAACGTCTGGCTAAATCTAATAAAACGCCGGTGCTTGCCCTGAGCCAGCTTTCTCGTGGCGTTGAGTCGCGGCCCAATAAGCGACCGATGAACTCAGACCTCAAAAACTCTGGTGAGATCGAGGCAGATGCTGATCTGATCATGATGCTTTACCGCGACGAAGTTTATAACCCTGAGTCTCCAGCGAAAGGGATCGCGGAAATTAACGTGACCAAACAGCGAAACGGTGAACTAGGCACGATTTACCGTCGATTCTATAACGGGCACTTCCTGCCAATTGACCAGGAGTTAGCAAAGCAGCGTTCGGCGCCACAGCAGAAAACTCAAACCAGACGATACGCAAAAGATAGGCAATCCAGCAATGCAGACTATTAAAACCATTAAAACAGCGGGGGCAAGCGCATGAAACTGGAAGCATCACTCAAACATTTTAGTCCTCAGGGAATGCACATCAGCGATGACGTGAAGGGAACTTCTCCGGACCGCCTTACAGGAACAGATGTAATGGCGGCGATTGGCACCACCAGCAGCCGTGCGCGCTTCGGCCTGGCGGCGTTCTTCGGTAAAGCGGGAATCAGCAAAACGGATGAACAGGTCGCAGTTCAGGCGCTGGCGCGATATGCAATGGATGTCGCACCGAAGAATGTTCGCAAGGCAGCTGGTGGGCAGTTCGGATGGTGTATGCAGAAGTTGGCACAATTTGCCTTTGCTGATTACTCCCGTTCGGCGGCTACCAGCGTGACATGTCACAGTTGCAGCGGCACGGGCTTTATTGCCCAGCACGAAGATGTGATAAAGCACCCAGGTATTTTTAATGCAGACGGCGCCGAAGTGGTGGCTCCGTGGATCAGTAATGAGCTGGTGAAAAGGGTCTGCGGTACCTGCGGCGGGAAGAAGGTGATCCTTGCCCGGTGCAGGTGTGGCGGTAAAGGCGAAGTGTTGGACCGCAAAGCGACTAAAGACCGCGGCGCACCGGTTTTCAAAACGTGTGAACGTTGCTCTGGCAATGGCTTCTCTGCAATCTCCTCGGCGACGGTACACCGCGCCATTCTGAAGCGTCTCCCGGATCTCCATCAGTCCTCATGGTCACGCAACTGGAAACCCTTCTATGAAATGCTGGTGGACACTCTGCGGCAGGGAGAGCATCATGCAGCAGTGGAATTTGAGAAGGCAACAACTTATTAATATGATCGGAGCAAATGGCGACACTTTTTTGCACGTTAGGGTTGACTTTGCATAAAACTGTCCTGTATGCTTCTAATCGTGGAAGATACCGTCCAAACGAAATTAATCATTGAAACCCTGCCTCGGCGGGGTTTTTGCTTTTCTAAGGCTGCCAATGGGTGGCCTTTTTTGTTTCCCCTCGTTCTGAGAGGACTCATGGCGATGATGTATTGACCGCTAGAATGGATTAGTCGTAACTTATTATTGTGGTGAATCCTTTCTAAGCGAAAGGGCGTTCCAGTCAACTGCTATCTGCAGGTATGCACGCGGCTTTGCGGACTGGGGTTGAGTCACCGGGAGGCACCCGGCACCATGACAATAACAATATAAGTTTCAAATTCCTTGAGAGCCTGCTATAAAAAGCAGGCCTTTTTTTATGGTTTTGTAATCTGCTGCTACGCTTTGAGTTGTGGGAAGTAACTGAATGCCCGGTGGTTCTCCTGGACCGATAGTGAATCAGCCGATACAGCTTCACCTCTGAGCATAAGTCTTACTCACACCTACCTTACAAATAGTCAACTCATTAGCCCGCCATCAACAGCGGGCTTTTATTATTTCCCCTCAAACTTACTGAGAGGATTCATAGCAATTACAGAGGGGGCGTAATGTCCGATCCATTAACCGGCACTGGTGCAGTTCTCGGCGGAGGCCTGCTGGGTTCAGTCCTGTATGGTGTCTTTACTCATACAGATTTCGGCGTGGTGTTTGGAGCGTTTGGTGGTGCGGTGTTTTACGTCGCGACAGCTGCAAACCTTACGCGTGCTCGCCTGGCTGCATATTTCCTTACATCATTCATTGTTGGAGTGCTTGGCGCCGGGTTTGTTGGTTCATGGCTAAATGCTGCCTCGAGTTATGAAAAACCACTGGATGCACTCGGTGCAGTGATTTTGTCTGCACTGTGTATAAAAATCCTAACTTTTCTTAATAACCAGGACCTGAACACCCTGTTCGGTTTTTTCTCACGGTTACGCGGAGGAGGGGGAAATGGTAATTGACCCGTCAGCTGTCTTTAACGCGTTTATCTGCTCGGTGATCGTCGTCGTTCTGATGTTCTACCAGCGCCATGGTGCCCGGCACCGTCCTTTTATCTCAATCCTGGCGTATATAACCATCCTGGTTTACGCAGTAATCCCATGGCAATTCATCTTCGGCCTCTATCGTGACTCCAGTTGGCTGGTGGTGATGTCGAACCTCCTGATATGCGCAGCTGTTATGAAGGTCCGGGGAAATCTGGCACGTCTGGTTGATCTTCTGAGGCACTAATGACAAAAGACGAAATTTTTGACGCCATTCTTGGCAAAGAGGGCGGTTACGTTAATCACCCCGACGATAAAGGTGGCCCAACAAACTGGGGAATCACGCAAGCGGTAGCACGTGCCCACGGTTACAGCGGTGATATGCGTAACCTTACCCGCCAGCAGGCGCTGGATATCCTGACGGCTGACTACTGGGCAGGGCCACGCTTCGACCTTGTTTCTGAGGTATCACCAGCCATCGCCGCCGAATTGTGCGATACCGGCGTTAACATGGGCCCATCAGTTCAGACCAAATGGTTCCAGCGCTGGCTGAACGTGTTCAGCATTCAGGGCACGCTTTATCCCGATCTGATTGCAGATGGTTTTATCGGTCCGCGAACTATCAGCGCGTTAAAAAGCTATCTTTCCCGGCGAGGAAAAGAGGGCGAACTGGTTATGCTCCGGGCCCTGAATTGCAGCCAGGGTCAGCGTTATCTCGAACTGGCAGAACAGCGCAGCGCGAACGAGACGTTTGTATATGGCTGGGTGAAGGAGCGGGTGGTTATATGACGCTTGAGATGATTACCGGGCTAGTTGTCGCTGTATTTGCTGTTATCGCCGCCGCGTTTGGCTTGGGCCATATTCGCGGCACCAGCAAAGCTGAAGTGAAAGCCGACCAGCAGCGCACCGAAGATAACGCAGCGGCAACGGTCGCAGCAGCAGAACGCCGGGTAGAGACAACGAAAGAGGCCAGCAATGTACAGCAGACTGTTAACCGCATGCCTGATGACGATGTTGATCGCGAGCTGCGTGGCACGTGGAAGCGCGGCTCATAAGGGGTGAACATGAGGAAAACAATCGACTTAACCGGCGTTAAGTTCGGCAAGCTGACTGTGCAGTCCTACGCCAATAAGGATAAATCGGGCGTTTCAATGTGGTTGTGCGGTTGTGAGTGTGGCACAGAAAAAATAATCAGGTCAAACGCCTTACGCTCTGGCAGGACACAATCTTGCGGGTGTATGTCTGGTGCAAAACACGGGCATCGCAGACCGTCAGAAACTTCCCCCACATATATAAGCTGGCTGTCAATGCAGCGGCGTTGCAATTATCCCGGCGATGCGTATTACGGAGATTATGGTGGTCGTGGAATTTCAGTCTGCGAGCGCTGGGGTAATTTTGAATCTTTCCTGAAAGACATGGGTGAGCGTCCGGCAGGTCACACGCTTGATCGAATTGATGTAGATAAGGCGTACTCACCAGAAAATTGCCGATGGGCTACACCCAAAGACCAGGCAAGAAACCGACGAAGTAACCATATGCTCGATACACCAGCAGGTCGAATGTGCATTACCAAAGCAGCCGAAACCTATGGTGTAAAAGTAAAGACAATCGCGCACCGATTGAGCAGGGGATGGAGTGTTGAAAAGGCGCTGCTAACTCAACCATGGCAGGGCAACAATGAATAAATATTTCATGTTTATCTCTATGCTTTCCGTGTCAGCATTGGCTGCTGGCTGTGTTGGTGGTCCTCCAAAGCCCAGCTATGTTTTCGTCCACGATTCCTGTGACTGGGTAAAGCCAATCTACCTGACTGATCACGACATCGACGTTATGGACCTCCAGACGAAGAAAGACATCCTGGCGCATAACAAAGTGTGGAAGGCGAACTGCCAGAAGCAGGAGTGACGCATGCTGCTGTGTTCACATTCAATCGCGGGTAAGTTTCCATACCCGCCAAAAAGAGAGAAACCGATGAGCGAAGCTAAACCGCAGGACGGCACCACCGTTAAAGGCTATCGAACCCTGACCGCTGACGATATCGCGCAAATGAATGGCCTGAAAGAAATTAGCCGTGATTTCTGCGAGCAGTTGGAACTTGAACGCACACATCTATCTTTGCAGGTCGTGGAGGCCAACTCTGAGGAGGCTAGCGAACGTTCAGAGGCGCTCCGCTGTCTGGCAATCGCGCGCACCAAAATGCAGGAAGCCTGCATGTGGGCCTGTCGCGCTGTAGCGCGTCCAGATGCCGACTGTTAGCCATTACAAAGCTCACCTGCTGGTGGGCTTGATAATGGTTATCCCCTCTAAGGGATAAAGCACTGAATATCCCTTCTAAAGGATAAATAATGAAAAACATACCAATGTCCGTTCATCACGAAGGTAAAGACTGGTATCCGTTCAGTGTGAACTTCTCAGATAATGAAGGACGTCAGTTCTCTTTCACCATCTACGCCATAAGCCGCGAGCACGCCTCCTACGTTGTACAGGAGATACGGGAAACGGCAACACTCGGTGATCAGTTAGTAAGCATCACCAAATAGACAACTCTATGCGCATCGCACGCGCACATCTAAGAAAGTCTTTCAGCTGTGAGCCTGGGCAAACCGTTAACTTTCGGCGGCTTTGCCGTGCGACAGGCTCACGCCTAAAAGGAAATAAATCATGGGTCAGAAAATTATCACGTTATCCGGCGCGGCGACGGATGTTCTGTATGCGCTGTTTTTCCGTGGCGCGCTTCAGTCTGGTGACCTGCCAGCTAAATCTGGTGCTGCTGAGCTTCGAAAACTGGGGTTCGCTGAAACACGCCACACTGCAGCGGAGTATAAAAAGGAAAATTATTTCACCTTCCTGACCGCTGAAGGGCAGGAGTTCGCCATTAAGCACCTGGTGAATACGCGCTTCGGTGTGCCTGCTGGTGGTTACATTGATGGCTCTGTAAAAATGCATTTTGGCCGTATTGAGACCGACCCACGTAAAGGTTATGCCATTAATGTTGGCATCAGCCCCGAAATTAAAACCAGCGTGAAGCTATCCCCTGAGATGGAAAAAGCGATTTCTGATGCTGTGTCAGCGGAACTGAAAAAGAATCTTCAGCCCGGTGGCACCATCTGGGATTGCTTACGACGTGGAATCTGACGGGAGGTTTTATGCAGGTCACTATTGATGGTGTCCCGTTTGTGCCTGCCTGCGCTTCAGCGTCACGGATTGGCATTGCCATAACTACCCACAACCGACCAGACGTTTTAAAGCGCGCCATTGAGCAGCACCTGAAACATCTGCCCGCTGGTGCGCTGGTGGTGGTAGTCGATGATGGTTCAAAACCTGCAGCGGTAGTGCCAGAGGGTGTGAAGCTGCTGCGACATGAAACATCGCTCGGCATTGTTGCTTCGAAGAACGCCAGCCTGTCAGCCCTAATGGATGCCGGGTGCGAGCATCTTTTTTTATGGGATGACGATGCGTATGCCATCGCCGACAACTGGCATCTGCCTTACATCGAATCACCTGAGCCTCATCTGGCTTATCAGTTTCTTGACCTTGCTGGCCCACGAAAGATTAACGATATGACCGTCCTGTATCGGGATGATAAACATATCGCTTACACCGGGCAGCGAGGCGTCATGCTGTACTATCACCGCAGCGCCATAGAGAAGGTTGGCGGTTTCGATCCGGTTTACGGTCGCGGTATGTACGAGCATCCCGACCTGGCGCTGCGCATTCACAACGCCGGGTTATCGACCTGGGCATTCGCTGATGTTGTCGGATCTGAAAAGCTGATTCACTCGATGGATGAGCATGAAGAGGGAACGCGCTCAATCCCCCGGCCCGACCGTGAGGCATTGGTGAAACGAAACGTTGGTATCTTCAACGCTCGCCGAGACAGCGGTTATACAGGTTTTTCCTCGTATAGCAGAAATCCTAATCTGGTGATTACGACGCTGTTAACGAGCCAGCCAGACCCACAGCGCGGCGGGAAGATGAAACCAGACCCGCAGGTGTTGCAGTTCTGGGCGGACTCAATATCAGGAGCACTACCGATTGTACTGGCTGACGAGTTGAAAGAGTCGCCAACCGGTGCTGATTTGTATGAGGTGCCCGCCTTAAACATGAGCCCTTACTTTGCTCGCTGGCTTCACATCTATCAGTTTCTACGTTCGCACCCTGAGTACCACCTTGTCTGGTGTACGGACGGTACTGACGTTGAAATGTTGCGAGAGCCCTGGGCAGAAATGGAGCCGGGTAAAATTTACGTTGGCTCAGAGCACAAGACCTATTCCGACGAATGGATGAAGGCTAATCACCACGGCAAAGCCAATAGCGAGTTCCTCGAACGGCATCGTGACGATCAGCTGCTTAATGCTGGCCTGCTTGGTGGCAGCCGAGAAGATGTAATGGAGTTTGCTCACCGGATCATCCGACAGCACTATCTGATTGAAAGCCACCGCTACTGGAAGATGGAGACGGCACCCGCCACGCTGGTGGACATGGGCGCTTTCGGTATGGCTGCAAAGTCATTCGGTGATCGAATCGTTACCGGCCCTAAGGTCCACACCATCTTCAAAACGGATGGCATCGGCAAAGAGTGTGCCTGGTGGCGCCATAAATAACAGGAGTTCTTATGATTTCATATGAGGTTGAATTTCCGACTCAAAAATCTTTTAGCTTAAAGATTAATGGTTATTCTTCAGCTGAAGGGCTGGATTGTAAATCGGTTGAGGCGATTGGCGGAGACGTCAAAGTTCAGATCGATAAGAAAACGCTTCTGTCTGTAGCTTATCGTGAGGATATCTCACCATATTTCACTCTTGAAGGTTACAAACAGCGCGCAAAGACACATGCCGAGATTGTGGTTTCTAAGCTTATAGAAGCGGTCCAAGAGCAGACCGCCTCTGAATCTAATACTGATTCGATTGTTGAGAATGCGAGAGAGAACCTACTGGCTAATTCCTGAAATTTTCAGCGCATAATTTTTAGTTCTTTGTAATGTCTCAGCTGCTTCAGCAGGGACATGTTTATCAGCAAGCTCCCAGTTAAGTTTTGTGTTGTGTTTGAATTGCGCCAATTGCTCTGGCGTGAGGACACTAATTAATTGTCTAACTACAGATTCAAGAGCATCTGTACGGTCTAGTAGTTTTTTAACAACTTCGATATCCATGATTTGATCCTTGTCTAGAGGTATACAGCCATTCCTCTTCATTGAATACGCCAGTGTCCCACCACTGACGGGCTGAATGCTTACCTTACCCAGGGTTAATGAGAAGTAACACCCTGATATTCAGACAGTAGCCGCCATCGTGCGGCTTTTTTATTGGAGATTCGCTGGTGGCTGAAGACATAAAGTTTGTGGTGGTCGGCCATCACTCTCGCTTGGGACGTGCCCAACGTCTTGCTGTACTGCTGGATGCTCATCTGTTGATTGACGATGGTAACCATGGCGCGAACTGGAATCATCGACGCGCGCTTGAATGGGCAGCAGAACAAACCTGCCGGGTAGTGGTGTTGGAGGACGACGCACTGCCAGTACATGGATTCGCCGAAAAGGTAACGTACTGGCTGGCGCGCTTTCCTGACGACACGCTGAGCTTTTATCTCGGTACCGGTCGACCGCCACAATATCAGATGCAGATAGCCGAACGGCTGATTGTTGCTGATAAGGCTCAGGCTGACTACATCACGCTGCCGGGACTGATACACGGGGTGTGCTATAGCGTACCTCCGCAACATATCAACCGCGTGTTGTCTCGATGGGATAGCAGTAAGCCAGCCGACTATGCAGTGGGTGATGCTTATGGTGGCGCAGTGGTCTATCCGTGCTACTCGCTGGTGGATCATGCAGATGGTGAACCGGTTGAACGTCACCCTGACTCAGCACCACGAACAGAGCGCCGCCGGGCGTGGAGGTTAGCATGATGCCTGCGTTAATTCCGAGAGCATGCCGCAAGCGTGGCTGCCCTGGCACAACCACCGATCGCTCAGGCTATTGCATCAAGCATCTTAACGAAGGCTGGCAGCAACATCAGCGAGGACAGAGCAGGCATCAGCGCGGTTATGGCAGCAAGTGGGACAGGCTGCGCCCAATCGTTCTCGACAGGGATAAACACCTTTGTCAGGAATGCCTGCGAAATGGAAGGTATACACCCGCTGAGACGGTGGACCACATAAAGCCGAAAGCTCACGGTGGCACTGACGATCTTTCTAATCTGGAATCAATTTGCAGCGGCTGCCATAAAGCTAAGACAGCACGCGAGCGCCTGAACAGAAATTAAGTAACGAGGTGAAGATGACTGAATCGAAACATGGTTCAGGGCTTTCGCGCGCCCAGATGAAAGATATTCCCGGTTATCCAGGGTATCTGGCAAGTGAAGATGGTCTTATTTACTCGCTCCGCTCAGGTAGCGTTCGGCAGCTGTCGATGCGGCTACATAACGGGTATTGGCACGTGAATGTAAACACCGGAGCCGGTAATGATACGAAAGTGAAGAAGCAAGTACACCAGCTTGTGTTGCTTGCCTTCACCGGGCCAAAGCCATCTGAAGCCCATATCACCCGCCATTTGGATGGCGACCCGCTGAACAACTGCAAAACAAACCTCGCTTGGGGAACGCCAAAGGAGAACACTTCAGACAGCATGCAGCACGGAACGGCCGCTTGTCTGCGGCGCGGACAGCGAGCGGTCGCAACAAAATTGAAGCCAGAAATCATCCTGAGCATTGAGCGAGAGGCGAGGTCTGGTAAGAGGCTGGTAGAAATTGCAAAGCGCTACGGTATTACGCACACGCATGTTCGCCGCATCAGGGATCATCTGTGCCATCCAGATATTTGGTCAAAGGGGGAGGGCGGGTAAAAACCTCAGGGGAATCACCCCAAAGGACCGCCGCCTAACCTCTTTTCACATCGCCGCAGGTTAGAAAACTTTTTTTAGGGGTCCCCCACTCGATGATTAATAGGAGTTTTCGATTATGTCTGGACCACCGAAAACCCCGACCCATCTACGTTTGGTGAGGGGTAACCCATCAAAACGCCCGATTAATGAGAACGAACCAAAACCCCCTTCAGGGGTACCCCCAACGCCGAAGCATTTCGACAAGCAGGGGAAGTACTGGTTTAAACGGATGGCCGACGAGCTCGATGCTATCGGTGTGATGTCTCAACTGGACGCCAGAGCCCTTGAGCTGCTGGTTGAGGCTTATACCGAATACCGGCACCACTGCGACACGCTTGAAATTGAGGGGTACACCTACCGGACCGAAACACAGAGCGGGGATGTGATGATCAAAGCTCACCCGGCAGCCATCATGAAAGCTGATGCCTGGAAACGCCTTCGCGCCATGCTCGGTGAGTTTGGCATGACGCCAGCCAGCCGTTCTAAGGTGAATGCCAACGGTCCTGATGCGGTTGATCCGCTGACCGAGTTTATGAAAGCGAGGGATTAATGGCTAAGGTTGCAGAAGGCATCCGCTACGCCGAAAGGGTGGTGGCGGGGGAAATTATTGCCTGTGAGTATGTGCGCCTTGCCTGTCAGCGTTTTCTTGACGATCTGGCAAACGGCGAAGAGCGCGGTATTTTCTTCAGTGAGCCGCGCGCGCAGCACATTCTGAATTTCTATAATTTTGTGCCTCACGTAAAAGGCGCGCTGGCAGGCCAGCCTATTGAGCTGATGGACTGGCATGTTTTCATCCTGATTAATATTTTTGGTTTTGTTATCCCGCTGGTTAACGAAGAGACGGGGGAAACCGTTCTGCGTAACGACGGCAGCGGTCGGCCGGTGATGGTTCGGCGTTTCCGTACAGCAGATGTTGAGGTGGCCCGTAAAAATGCCAAATCAACTCTTTGCTCCGGCGTGGGGCTTTATATGGCTGGTGCCGACGGCGAGGGCGGTGCGGAGGTTTATTCCGCTGCAACTACCCGTGACCAGGCGCGAATTGTTTTTGAAGACGCGAAGAATATGGTCAAGAAGGCGAAAGCCACTCTTGGGCGGATCTTCGAATTCAACAAGCTCGCTATCTACCAGGAGCAAACTGCCTCCAAGTTCGAGCCATTATCATCAGATGCGAACAACCTCGATGGTCTGAACATCCACTGCGCCATCGTCGACGAGCTGCATGCTCACAAAACCCGTGACGTCTGGGACGTTCTGGAGACGGCAACCGGCGCGCGTCTGCAGTCGTTGCTTTTCGGTATCACCACCGCCGGTTTCAACAAAGAAGGCATCTGCTACGAATTGCGTGATTACGCCATCAAGGTGCTGCGTGGTCTGGTAAAAGACGATACGTTTTTTGCCATCATCTACACCTTAGATGAAGGTGACGATCCCTTTGATGAAAAAGTCTGGCAGAAGGCGAATCCGGGGCTGGGTATCTGTAAGCGCTGGGATGACCTGCGCCGCCTGGCTAAAAAAGCGAAAGAGCAGGTTTCGGCCAGGATTAACTTTTTCACCAAACACATGAATATCTGGGTCACCGCTGAGTCTGCCTGGATGGACATGATGAAATGGGAAAAATGCGAGTTTATCGCCCCGCAGCACGAACTTAAAACCTATCCCTCATGGGTGGGCGTTGACCTTTCAAACAAAATTGATATCTGTGCAGCCGCTAAAGTCTGGCGCGCGCCAGGCGGCCACGTTCATGCGGATTTTAAATTCTGGCTGCCGGAAGGACGCCTTGAGAAATGTTCACGACAGATGGCAGAGCTCTATCGTAAGTGGGCCGAGATGGACAAGCTGATCCTTACCGACGGGGATGTAATCGACCATGCTCAGATTAAGGAAGAACTGCAGGTGTGGGTTGCTGGCGAGAATCTGAAAGAAATTGGCTTCGATCCCTGGAGTGCGACGCAGTTCAGCCTTGCGCTGGCAGAAGAAGGGCTGCCGCTGGTGGAAGTACCGCAGACGGTTCGCAATTTCTCTGAGGCGATGAAAGAGGTCGAAGCACTGGTATACGGTGGCCGCTTCCATCACAGCGATCACCCGGTAATGAACTGGATGATGTCCAACGTAACCGTCAAACCTGACCGGAACGAGAACATTTTCCCGAACAAGTCCACACCAGAGGCCAAGATTGATGGCCCGGCGGCATTGTTCACAGCAATGAGCCGCGTTCTGGTTAACGGTGGTAACGACCAGCAGGATCTCTCCGGATTCTTCAATAATCCCATCATGGTAGGTTTCTGATGAAAAAAAACAAACAGCCAGGCAGGGTGAAAAGCGCTCTGCTTAACTGGCTCGGTGTGCCTATCAGCCTGACTACCGGCACGTTCTGGGAGGAATGGTTTGGCACCAGCAGCAGCGGAACGGTAGTCACGGCCGATAAAGCCATCCAGCTGTCGGCTGTGTGGGCATGCGTAAGACTGTTAAGCGAGTCTATTTCAACCCTTCCGCTGAAAATATACGTTCGACAGCCTGACGGTTCGCGTAAAGCGGCAACTGATCATCCGGCCTATTCGATACTGTGCCGCCGACCCAATTCAGAAATGACACCATCACGTTTTATGTTGATGGTGGTCGCCAGTATTTGCCTGCGCGGGAACGCCTTCATTGAGAAGAAATACATCGCAAACCGCCTGGTTTCGCTGGTGCCTTTACTGCCGCAGAACATGGTGGTTAAACGTCTCACTACCGGGGCGCTGGAATACAAATACACTGAAAACGGAAACGAACGCATCATCCCGGTCAAAAACATTATGCACATTCGCGGGTTCGGTCTGGACGGTGTTTGCGGCATGATGCCGATGAAGACTGGCCGGGATGTGATCGGTTCAGCAATGGCGGTTGAAGAGTCCGCGGCGAAAATCTTCGAACAGGGTCTGCAGAGTTCAGGTTTTCTCTCCGCTGATAATGCGCTGACAGACGACCAACGTGAAAGACTTCGTGGCTATATGGCATCATTCACCGGTTCCAAAAACGCCGGAAAAATTATGGTTCTTGAAGGCGGCCTGAAATATCAGGGCGTGACCATGAACCCGGAAGATGCTCAGATGCTCGAAAGCCGCGCATTTAGCATTGAGGAGATCTGCCGCTGGTTTCGCGTTCCGCCTTTCATGGTTGGTCACATCACGAAACAAAGCAGCTGGGCATCCAGCCTGGAAGGTATGAACCTGCAGTTTCTGACTCATACCCTTCGACCGCTGCTGGTGAATATTGAGCAGGAAATTGGCCGGTGCTTACTCGACAGCGATGATGAAGTGTTTGCAGAATTCTCTGTTGAAGGTCTACTGCGAGCCGATAGTGCTGGTCGCGCGGCATACTATACCAGCGCGCTTCAGAATGGCTGGATGTCCCGTAATGACGTTCGTCGTCTTGAGAACATGCCGCCAATTGAAGGGGGCGATATTTACACCGTTCAGCTCAACCTGACGCAACTGAAAAATCTCGAAAGCAGCAACCCTGCTGTTCAGGCACTGGCCCTGCGAGAGCTGCATAACCACGTATTCCCCGATATTTCCTTTGAACAATCTCCGCTGAAACAGGCCGCTTAGGAGCACTTTCCTGATGAGCAAAAAACAACTTCCGGTAGCACCGGCGGGTCGCCCCTGCGCGCGCGTTACCTGTGAAACATTACCGTCCGCACTGGACCGCTGGGACGGCGGGATCAAAGCGGCGTCCACCGACGATAACAGCATTTCTGTTTTCGATGTTATCGGGCAGGACTACTGGGGCGAAGGGGTAACAGCTAAACGTATTGCCGGTGCGCTTCGGGCTATGAATGGCGCCGACGTCACGGTGAATATCAACTCACCGGGCGGCGACATGTTCGAAGGTCTGGCTATTTATAACCTTCTCCGCGAATACGAAGGCCGTGTAACGGTGAAGGTGCTGGGCATTGCCGCCAGCGCCGCCTCGATAATTGCGATGGCCGGGGATGATATTCAGATTGGCCGCGGTGCCTTTCTGATGATCCACAACTGCTGGGTATACGCGATGGGAAACCGCCATGACTTTGCAGAACTGGCACAGTCACTGGAACCCTTCGATACCGCTATGGCTGACATCTACGCGGCGCGCTCCGGCCTTGATATGGCCGCTGTGCAGAAGCTGATGGATGCGGAAAGCTATATCGGTGGCAGTGATGCTGTGGCGAAGGGACTGGCAGACAGCCTGCTTTCTGCTGATGCGGTCAGCGACGGCGACGAATCGCCTGCAGCCGCGCTTCGCAAACTTGATGCATTGCTGGCCAAGACCAACACCCCGCGCTCTGAGCGCAGAAAACTCATTAAAGCCTTATCCGGTGGCATGCCTGGCGCTGTCACCACCAACGACGGTACGCCGGGCGCTGCCGAAGACATCAAACCTGAAACCCTCAATTCACTTGAAAGCGCCCTGGCGGCGTTAGTCAAATAAGGACCCTTTATGTCTGAAGTAAACGATATTCTGAAAAAAGTCACTGCCAGCATTGAAGAGGCAACCGGCAAGTTCAACGCGAAAGCAGAAGACGCACTCAAAGAGGCGCAGAAGTCAGGCAGGCTGTCAGAAGAAACAAAAGCTGCCGTTGATAAAATGGCTTCTGAGTTCAATGCGCTGCGTGAAGCTGAAAAAACCCTGAAGGCCGCAATGGGCGAACTGGAGCAACATGTTGCCCAGATGCCGCTGGCCAACGCTGCAAAGGTGATCGAGACCGTTGGCCAGACCGTCATCAGCAGCGAAGCACTGAAAGCATTCGCGGCAAGCGTGGAAGGCGGTAAGCGCGTCAGCGTACCGGTGAACGCCGCGCTTATTTCCACGGATGTCGTCACCGGCGTGGTTGAACCGCAGCGTCTGCCGGGTATCGACACCGCACCGAAACAGCGCCTTTTCATCCGCGATCTGATCGCGCCTGGCCGCACCTCAGCACCGGCCATCTTCTGGGTGCAGCAAACCGGCTTCACCAATGCGGCGAAAGTTGTGCCGGAAGGCACCGCCAAGCCGTACAGCGATATCCAGTTCGCCACGCAGATCACGCCGGTCACCACCATCGCGCACATGTTCAAGGCGTCCAAACAGATTCTGGATGACTTCGCGCAGCTGCAGTCCACTATCGACGCCGAGATGCGTTACGGACTGAAGTATGTGGAAGAACAGGAAATTCTCTTTGGCGACGGTACCGGTGCGCACCTGAAAGGCATCGTGCCGCAGGCCTCGGCGTACGATGCTGCGTTCGCCGTAGAACAACAGAACGGCATCGACGATCTGCGCCTCGCAATGCTGCAGGCTCAGCTGGCACGCTTCCCGGCTTCCGGCCACGTCCTGCACTTCATCGACTGGGCGAAGATTGAACTCACCAAAGACACGCTGGGCCGCTATATCCTGGCGAACCCAGCGGCCCTGACTGGTCCTACCCTTTGGGGCCTGCCGGTGGTAGCAACCGAAGCCGCAGCATTCCAGGGCAAGTTCCTGACCGGTGCATTCAACGCTGCGGCACAGCTGTTTGACCGTGAAGACGCCAACGTGGTGATCTCCACTGAGAACGCCGACGACTTTGAGAAAAACATGATCTCGATTCGCTGCGAAGAGCGTCTGGCCCTGGCGGTGAAACGCCCTGAAGCGTTCATCTACGGCTCCTTCACTGCGCCTGCAGCAGGTGGCGGCGCGTAATCCTTAACGGCGGCCTGCGGGCCGCTTTCACAGGTGGGAAAATGAAACTGATCGCACTCAAACCGATTTATTTCGGCGGTACCGTCGTTACTGAAGGGCTTCCGCTGGAAACTCTGGAACAGCACGGGCGCGAGCTCATCAAGAAAGGTTATGCGAAGCTCGAAGAATCAGAAAATCCTGCAAAGCAGGAACAGCAGCAGGAACAGCAGCAGGAACAGCAGCAGGAACAGCCGGAATTAAAAGCGGAAAAGAAGGCGAAAAAATAATGGTCGATCTTGATGTGGTGAAACAGCACTGCCGCATTGATACCGATTTTTCCGGAGACGATGCCCTGCTGACTTTATACACCGGTGCGGCGGAGCGTTACGTCCAGACATGGACAAGGCGAACGCTCTATGAAAACCAAAGCTCCCCTGGCTACGCAGACGACCATGACCCGATTCTACTGAATGATGATGTTAAAGCGGCCATGTTATTGCTGATAGGTCACTGGTATGCCAACAGAGAATCAGTTGCCATCGGTCAGACTGTTGCAGAGGTCCCGTTTGCAGTTGAAGCCTTGCTGCAGCCATACCGAATTTACGGGGTATAGGAGGACTTTATGCAGGCCGGAAGACTGAGAGACAGGGTGGTGGTTCAGAACCTCACAACATCCAGAGATCCTTCTGGCCAGCCTGTTGAAGCATGGCATGACGGCGCAGAAACCTGGGCAGAAGTAAAGGGCATTAGTGGCCGCGAGCTGGTAGCCGCTGGTGCTGAAACCGCAGTCGCCACTATCAGGGTATGGACACGATTTCGTAGCGATATAACTGCTGCGTCCAGACTCAGGGTTATGACTGGCCCGTTCAAGGGGGCCATTTTGAATATTATTGGTCCGCCAATCCCTGACTCTCGCGGTGTTCAGCTCGAAATTCTTTGCAAACAGGGGACCGAAAAATGATTGAGACGAGCCTCGATTTTTCCGGATTAAATGACATCGCAAAGGATCTGGAGGCGCTTAGCCGTGCCGAAAACAACAAGGTTCTGCGTGATGCCACGCGCGCCGGTGCCGAAGTGCTTAAGGAAGAAGTGATCGCCCGCGCTCCGGTGCGTACCGGGAAACTGAAAAAAAACGTGGTGGTGGTGACCCAAAAAAGCCGTCGCCGCGGGGAAATTTCTTCCGGCGTCCATATTCGTGGTGTTAACCCGCGCACCGGGGACAGCGATAACACGATGAAGGCGAATAACCCGAGAAACGCCTTTTACTGGCGCTTTGTGGAGCTTGGCACTGCGAACATGCCTGCGCATCCTTTTGTGCGACCCGCTTACGATACTCGCGAGGAAGAGGCCGCCAGCGTCGCCATTGCCAGGATGAATCAGGCTATTGATGAGGTATTGAGCAAGTGAATGAAGATAATATCTACGCCTTGCTTTCTCCCCTGGCAGAAGGACGGGTATATCCCTATGTTGCGCCATTAGGTAGTGACGGGAAACCGTCTGTCTCGCCACCCTGGATTATCTTTTCCATCGTCGATGATGTTTCCGCTGACGTACTGTGTGGCCAGGCGGAATCCAGCACATCAGTGCAGATCGATGTTTACTCACTGACCATTAAGGAAGCCAGATCCATTCGCGATCATGCGCTGGAGGCCGTTAAGTCCCTGGCTCCGACTGAGATAACGAAAATTCAAGGCTATGAACCCGATTTCCGGCTTTACCGCGCCACGATCGATTTTCGGATCACATCCTGAAACGTTAACCAACCCTGAACAACCCGCTCCGGCGGGTTTTTTATTACCTCTGACACCGCGCTTCACACGCGCACGTTATAATCCTGGAGCCTACAGAAAGCGAGCCTGAGAGTCAGTTGTACTCCGGGGCTGCTGACTCTGTGTGACAGGCTCACTTTCTATAGGTAAATCTCATGAAATATCCAACCGTATCAGTAAATGGCGTTTCCGTTCGCGTTGATGACGAGGGACGCTATAACCTCAATGATCTCCATGCTGCGGCGGTCGCAAACGGAGAGGCTACAGAGCAGCAGCGTCCAAGTCAGTTTTTACGTAGCGCTCAGGTAAAGCGATTTATCAAGGCACTTAAATCCAAAGTGCAAAAAAGCACTCTGGAACAAATTCAACCACTTAGAGTTGTTAATGGTGGTGATGAACCTGGAGTGTGGGGCGTTGAGCTACTGGCCATTCGCTACGCAGCCTGGATTAAGCCTGAGTTTGAGATTGAAGTATATGAGGTGTTCAGAACAGTGGTTCGCCTCGGCATCAGTGCCATGTCACGCCTGAATAAATTAGATCACATCATTAATACTGAGACTAAAGCGATAAGCCAGTGCGCCAGCCAGATGGCGAAGTGGGGTGTCGGCGGCAGAAAGAAAATCCTCCTTTCTGCGCGGGAGCGGGTGGTTGATGAAGTACAGATGTACTTACCAGGCATCAATTAAACTCGAGAAATGGTCTTTGTTGCTGACAATCTCAGCATTCCAGGCATGATTGATTTACTTAGTAATTTCTTTTCAGAAAGACACCCACCTCCCGCTTCGGCGGGTTTTTACTTTTATGGAGACAACTATGTCTGCACTTTATGAAAAATCGCAGCTGACGAAGATCCTTATTTCCTCCCTGCCAGCCACCAAAGAAACGATGGATTCCGCAACCTTCCTCGATCTGAGTTGCACCATCAAAGAAATTCAGTTCACCGGTGGTCAGAAGCAGGATATCGACGTAACAACACTTTGCTCTACCGAGCAGGAGAACATCAACGGCCTGCCTTCTCCGTCAGAAATCTCTCTGTCCGGCAACTTCTACAAGAATCCGGCGCAGGACGCCTTGCGTGAAGCGTATGACAACGATACGACCTACGCGTTCCAGGTTATCTTCCCGTCCGGCAAGGGCTTTAAGTTCCTGGCTGAAATCCGCCAGCACACCTGGTCTTCCGGTACCAACGGCGTAGTGGCGGCAACGTTCTCCCTGCGCCTGAAAGGTAAGCCTGAAAACATCGAGTCTGGCTCCTGAGAGGTCTCATGAAGAATATTAAAAATCTCGCCCTGGCTAAGATGTCGGGATTTCGTCATAAGACGGTCGCCGTTCCTGAGTGGGAAGGCGTCAAAGTGGTTCTCCGTGAGCCGTCAGGTGAAGCCTGGCTGCGCTGGCAGGAAGTGGTGAAAGCGGGTGCTGATGATGAAAATGTGTCAGTATCGGAAAAGGCACACCGTAATCTTTGCGCTGACGTGGTGCTCTTCATTGACGTTCTGTGTGACACCGATAAGCAGCCGGTATTCAGCGTAGACGAAGAAGAGCAGGTGCGTGAAATCTACGGCCCCGTCCATTCACGCCTGCTCAAACAGGCGCTTGACCTGATCAACAACGCGGACGAAGCGCGGGAAAAGTCTCAACCCCCGGCGTAAAGTTTCTGATGTCGCTTGCGCTCCGGATGGGGCGCACGCTCTCAGAGCTTCGGCAGAATATGACGGCAAGCGAGCTTCTGATGTGGATTGAGTACGACAGGCAAAGTCCGGTTGGCGATATCCGTGGTGACATTCAGGCAGCTCAGCTCGTCTCTGCCATCTACGGTTCGCAGGGGGCAAAAGTACCGCTGGACGATGCGATCCTGCGATGGGGTGGCGATGAGCAATCAGAACCGAAGGACCCGTTTGCAGGGCTTGAGGCTGCTTTAATGGCTGCATCAAATTAGGGCGGTAAACCGCCCGTAACTTAGTTTATTTGCGATAATATAAAAACTATAAAGCCTATAAGAACTATAGCCCCTATAACTTTACCTATGTTCTCTGCTACATTTTCTGTCTGCTGTGCCTGCGCATTCAATTCTGAAGTTTTATCTAAAATGGTATCAGTAATAGCGTTAAATTCTTCGGAAAGAGTATTGTAAATAGAAATTTGAGCCTCTTCCGGCTCATTTTCAAAAAAATCGTTGATGACATCATTGCTCTCAAGTGTGGCTATATGAATATTCTCACCTAAAGAGGATATATAATCAAAATAATCACACTGAGTTTTTGCTAACCCTCTTATTTTTAAGCGGTTAGGCTTATAGGAAAGCGTTCCATCTTCCTTTTCCCTAACTTCGTAGTAGTCATCCGGGTTGCCGGGAACTTCAAAGTTCAAGCTCAACATATATGTCTCCATGTGCAAAAAAAACCAAGCCTCTGAGGTGTTAGTCCGAGTGGCTATTCTATTTTCATTATTAAGGTACAAGAGATGGCGGCTCTACGCGAACTAATAATTAAAATCTCCGCGAACTCTCAGTCTTTCCAGAGTGAGATTGCTCGCGCCTCACGAATGGGTGCAGATTATTACCGAACCATGCAAAATGGAGGGAGGCAAGCAGCAGCCGCTGCCAGAGAGAGCGAAAGGGCGCTCTCTGATTTGACTGCCGGATTTGCATCTGCTGGAAGGGCTGCTGCCGCAGCTACGGCAGCTTTTGCAACGGGTAAAATTGTGCAGATTGCTGATGAGTGGAACTCCGTAAACGCTCGTCTTAAACAGGCATCATCTTCTGCTGATGATTTTGCCGCTTCACAGCGTCAGTTAATGGAAATCAGCCAAAGAACCGGCACGGCATTTTCAGATAACGCAAACCTTTTTTCCCGTGCAGCAGCCTCAATGCGCGAGTACGGTTATAGCTCTGACGAAGTTCTGAAAATTACCGAAGCTGTCTCTACCGGCCTCAAACTTTCCGGGGCTAACACTCAGGAGGCGAGCTCTGTTATTACTCAGTTCAGCCAGGCGCTCGCACAAGGCGTTCTTCGTGGTGAAGAATTTAATGCCGTTAACGAAGCCGGTGATCGGGTAATCCGCGCTCTGGCTGCGGGAATGGGTGTAGCCCGTAAAGACCTCAAGAGCATGGCTGACCAGGGACAGCTTACGATCGATAAGGTTGTCCCAGCTTTAATGAGCCAGTTAGGAGCATTGCAGGGCGAATTTGCCAGCATGCCACAAACGGTTTCCGGATCCCTTCAAAAAGTAACTAACTCATTCATGGCCTGGGTGGGCGGTGTAAACCAGGCAACCGGTGCTACTGATGCGTTGTCTGGCGGATTGGATAATGTTGCCCAGACGCTTGATTCTTTTACTTCATCAGCAGTGAGCGGCGCTCTGAATGACGTTGCTGACAATATGTCAACAATTACAACAGTCGCTGGGGCGCTTGTTGGTGTTGGGTTGGCAAGATACCTCAGCGGAGTTGTAACCAGCGCCAGTAGCGCAACAGGTGCGCTAATTTCAGCTGCGAAATCAGAGGTTGCCCTTGCTGTCGCGCAGGATAAAGCGGCTCAGTCTGCTGTTGCAGCTTCAAGGGCAGAAGTTTATCGAGCCCAGCAAGCTGTTCAAAGATCGCGAAGTGCAGATGTTCAGGCCGCTCAGCAAGAAAAAATTGCGGCAGCGGAAGCCAAAGTCACAGCAGCTCAAGCCAGGCTGACCACTGCTCTTGCAAGTGGCTCCGCCACAGAAAAAGTCAGGGCCAGAACTGCGCTTGAGCGTGCGCAGGCAGGGCTGGTGGCTGCAAAAAATGCCGACGCTCAGGCTGTAGCTGAAAGGCGTCTGGCTGCCGCTCAGGCTGCTTTAAACCGTAACATCTCAAATCGTGTTTCGACCCAAAGTAATCTCAATAGTGTGACATCTGTCGGCACTCGGCTCATGAGTGGTGC